GACACTCAGGATCGCGATGGGCGCGAAGATCGGCGGATCGGACGGCAAGGCAGACGGCGAGGTCGGACCTGCAACCTGGAACGATCTGCTCGGACTGCAGAAAGTATAAGCAAGTTATAAGCAAGTTATAAGCAAGTTATAAGCAAGTTGACGTGATAAAGGGGAGGGCTTTCGCTCTCCCCTTTTTATTCTTTAAGGCCTTTTAAGCCTGCTTTTATTAGATACTGGCTGAGGGTCAGGCCGGCGGCCTTCGCCTTCTCCGCCAGCGCCTCTTTAATTTCCGGCTTACAGGCTATGCTGATCCTGGCATAATTTTCCTTTATGTATTTTTGTATATATTTATTTTGATCGAATTTTTCTGCCATTCACGCCTCCTTGACCCAGCCCTCTTTTCGGAGCTCGTCTATAATCCAGCCGATCTGCTTCTCTGTGGAGTACTTGAGGACAACATCCCTTTTGAAATCGTCCTCGATCCATTCCCTCCATTCTTCTTCTGTGCGGGTTTCCTCCGGTTCTTTCACGAGCTCGATGTAATTCCCAAGCCGAGCGATGTATTCCTCTCGGCTTGAATATTTAATTTCATCATGTTCGTTTGTTATTGTTTCGCATTCCTCCGTTTCGGAGTTACGGATTGCATAAAAGCCCTCCGTATAATTTCCATCACTTATGTCCTCGGCTTCGTATTCCTTAATCAGCGCGAGTGCCTCCTCATAAGTAAGACCATCCTCGAGGACGTCTCCAGACTCTGCACTCTCAACGGAGTACAATTTAGCCTCGTATGTATTCTCCATTGCCCATTCTCCTCTCTATCCGGGAGAGGATTTTAACCCTCTCCCTTGCTGCTCTGAAATCCTTCGGCCTCAGATGTCATCAATATCCATCTCGTAGTTTTCCTTTACATATTTTCTGATTTTGGCCTTCGCAGCTTTCTCGGTTTTGCATCCCTTCACGTTAAAATCGCACGTACCGAGAATCTGCTTGTCTCCGTTCCAGAGACCCTCTCCATCATTGTTAGTATGCCATCCGTTCCATTCTGTTCTCTTGTATGTGAATGTCCATACCCCATGAGATTCCTTGGTCAATGTGTTCACTACTTCGCTCTGATATTTTTCTCCGTACTTCATGTCTTTGTCCTCCTCTTATCTGAGCAATGCTTTCATCTGTCTCTTTGCGGTCTGCCGGGATTTAAGCCTCCCGGCAAGGCTGCCATAGATTAGTTCTCATCGTCCGCAAGCTCTTCATCGGTTGCCGGTCTGTACTCGACCTCTTCGAGGTACATTCCAGTGTATTCGCCGTTCTCATCGATGAGCTCTTCCTCATCACCGATTGTGTATCCGCACATCGCGAGCGCCTCTTCGTCAGTCGGAAGCGGGTTTCCGAAGAATCCAAGTACCTGATCTCTGATCTTAAGAATGTTTGTCATTGTTTTGTCCTCCTCTTATTTTGTTTGTCTTTGTTTGTTTCTGTATTCCCTTTCCTTGATTATATATTACAACATTATGCACATAATGTCAAGAACATTATACGCAAAATGTAAAAAAGTTTTTCCGGCAGGAGAGGAGAGCATAAAGAGAGGGAGGCGCCCGAGCCTCCCTCCGTGTTAATGTTGTTATTGTATATTGTTGTGTATCATGTTTGCGGCGTATTTATCAGCAAAATTGACTTTTTTGAATCTGACTCTTAATCAGGGTGTCCGGGGTTCGAGTCCCCGGAGGCGCATTCGGGAAAATGCCCCGGAAACCGCTTAGTTATGCGGATTCCGGGCTTTTTTTATGCCCTGCGCTAGGGGCAAAGTAGAGTAATGTAGGACAATGTAAAAGTTGTTTTTCCATGTTGTTTTACGCATTTTTGAGGGCCAAAGTTGTACAGATGATGTATGGATGATGTACTACTTTGGCCCCAAAGTAAGTAAATAAAATTACTTACTTATCCGAGCGCTGCGTTGACTGCTGCATGTGCGTCCTCACGATCCAGCTTGACGTGAGCGTAGACCTTGAGGACGACCGCTTCCGTATCTCCGACAAGTCTGGCGATATGCTTGATGCTGATCGCCGGGATCTGATAGCACAGCTCGGTGGTGTAGTTGTGACGGAAGATATGAGCGGTCAGCCCTTCGATCGGCTCCTCTGAGACGTCCTGCAGCCCGCGCAGGATCCGTCTCCACATCTTATCATAGGAGCTCTTCGTGATCGGCTCGCCGTTCCGCATCCGGAAGAGGGCAGTAGTCTTACATCCCTTAACATATTCTTCAAGGAATGGCCGTACTGAGTCCGGGATCGGCACGGTGCGGACACCGTTGGCCGTCTTCGTCTCTTTCTCCTCGGTCCTGCTGCCGGACATCGTATGCGCTTTGTTGATCGTGACTTCCTTCCGCTTCCAGTTAAAATCATACTTATAGAGGGCCAGCGCTTCCTCTCTCCGGAGCCCGCAGCCGTAGATCAGAAAGAGAAAAGCCTTGTCCATCGGTCGGAGCTCCGCCCGGAAGACGGCTTCCTTCTCGGCTTCCGTGAGCGGTCTCTTTTCTCCCGGCTTGTACTTGACCGTCGGGAAAGAGGCAAAGAGATCTTCCGCGTCCGAGGACGAGTACCGCCGATCACGGACGGCCTGCTTGACGATCTGCTTGATCGTCATCAGGATCTGCTGCTGCGTCCGCTTATTGCCAGAAGCGTGCTGGAAGATGACGAGCATATGCACGGTCCTAAAGTCCTGCAGCTTGACGCAGGGATCGATCGAGATATGACCCTCGATGATCCGTTCATACATCTCCTTCGTCCTCATGGCCGTGGATGCCTTATAGATCCGGAGCCATTCCCGCGAGTATTCCAGGAATGTGGCGTCCCCTTTTCGAACGGTCGTTCTGCTCTTTACAGCCCGTTTGTAAGCAGCGACCTTTTCTTCGAGATCTCTGGAAGACTTACTCGAGTAAAGATACTTCCGGTGCTTTGTGTTGTTGGCGTTGTACGTGCCATCCCATACAGTCGCCACATACTTTCCATTCTTCTGTTTTTTGTATTTCTGCATATTGGAACCTCTCCTTAAAATCGCTGATAAATACGCCTGTCATGATCCTAAGGGAGACGGCCTGCAGCGGGCCGTTCCCATGGACCGGTTACCCGGCCATGGTGGAACCTCTGATATTTGATTTAGCAATGCCCTAATTCAAGATTATTTGAATTGGGTGAAGTTAAATGTGCGCAAAAGTGCGGTAAAACCGCATTATTCGTGTTTAATCGTAATTATTCGCGTTAAATCGTAATTATTCGCGCTTTTTCGTCATTTTGCTTCGCGAAATCGCACATTTTGTGCGCTTTTCTTTGCTGAGTTGTTATTTTTCTTTCCTGACGGCTGCCTGCTTCTTCCGCAGGTATGCCTCCATCTTGCTTTCCGTCTTCTCCGGATCCATATGGATGACGATGTCCATATCCTCCTTCTTCTGCTCGTCGTTGACGGCCTCCTGTTTCTTCCGCAAGTATTCCTCGGCTTTGCTCAGCTGCTTCTCCGTTTCTCCGCCTACGGCTCTCGATATGCGCTCGAGCTGGCGGATCATGATGAAGTTCTGCTCTACGATCGTAGCCAGGAATCTGGTCTGCAAGACTTGTGCGTCGCTGATATGGTCATGTGCTGCTTCTGCCTCAAGGCTCGTTAGCATCAGGAGTGGATCAAGGCAGGTACTGAGTGATTGTGTGTCAAATATCCGTCTAATGATTTTGATATCATCTTCGTTTGTGAGCTCTCCGAGGCGTCGCTTTGCGATGAATTCTTTATACTCGTCTTCCTCTGTTCTCTTACCCATAAAAAATCCCCCATAAAAAACTACATATCAATCACTTTTTCTTCATGCCTCTTTTCCAGGCCGTGAAGCTTCTAACTTCGCTGAAGCCGCTTCGGCCTCCAGCTCCCGGCGGTAACTCTCTACTTTCTCGTCGATTGTCATCTCATGCTCCTCCGGATCCGGATCGGCAGCGGGAGCATCGACCAGGTTGAAGGTCTCTTTTGCCCATTCGATGCAGCGGCGGATCTGCTCTGGAGTCAGCCTCATGACCGCCGTGGCGAATCTGCGCCGGATTTCTCCCGACTCTTCTTTCATTGACTCGTCGATCAGACGCTGGAGCTCGTCCTCGCGAGAAAGCTCCACGAACATGCTCCCCTTCCCGGTTCGAAGCCAGGCTTCGTTAACGCTGCATCTGTCACATATAAGTGCGATCACGGAATCGACTGGCTCGTTTCGGCCGAGTTCGTAGTTGCCTATTGTCGTCCTTTTGATGCCGAGCTTGTCAGCAAATTCCTGCTGAGTAAGCCCGAGCGCTTTTCTCAATGCTTTGATTCGTTCCTTCATAAAGACCTCCCTTCTTCCATCATTATATTTTCCCGATAAATGAGCGTCAACAAAAAATGACGCAAAAGCACAAAATAAATATTGACAAAATCCGCAAACGCACATATCATGGACACAGAAGCACAAAAGAATATCAAAAAAACACGGAGGTGAGAAATTGAACACTGAAATCAAGAAACCGTCCCATCTCACCGCAAATGAGCGGGCGGAACATGAAAAGCTTGTAAAGACTTACGAGCAGCTGGACGCCACCTGCAAGATGATCCTGATGGCATACATCGAGGGGATGGCGGCAGCGGGGCCGCTGCCGGCAACGAAAGAGACAGCATAAAAATCATCCGGATCTCCGGATGATCACAGAGGCGCAGCAGATATTCGCTTGGAAACCCGTATTCTCTTGACTCCTCTCTCAGGTGGATTTGCTCACGGGCTGCCCGCTCTTAGCCAGGGCGGGGCCGGTTCGATCCCGGCCGCCTCGGACTAATTAAGGAGAAAGCTATGGAAAGGATGTTTGATTATCCAGCGCCGATCATGAGGAAGAACGATTTGATCAAGCTGGGAATACCGAAGGGCATCCTGATGGATGCCTATTATGAAAAAGGCCAAAGGCTGGCCTGCAAACAGAATCCGGCCAAGAGGAACAGCCCGATCCTCTATGATACCGCGAAGCTGGATGCATGGCTGCATAAGCGTATAGCTCTCGGAGCTAAGACCCGAGAGATGTACATGGCATAAATTATTGGTCAAGGTGGAACCTCCTGATACGCCCTGCCGCTGATCAGCGGCAGGAGATGACCAAGACACTAGCCGGAGAGATCCGGCACTATCGCAGGGTAGAGCAGTCCGGCAGCTCGCGAGGCCCATAACCTCGAGGCCGCGGGTTCGAATCCCGCCCCTGCTACTCCGGAGCTTGTCCTCGCGGCTCCGGGTTTCACGCATTCCACATTTGACAGCCGGGAAAGACCGGCGGGCACGATGGCGGGACAGGTAGACGCAGTGAAGTCTTGAGACTGAGGCCCAGAGAAAGACAGCGGACGGAGAGAGCGAGTATGCCGTCCATGCAAGGTGCAGATCCTTGCTCGTGCCTTCCCCAGGGATTTGATCCTCCTCTGGGAAATAACCCCCTTTTTTGTAATCGGCAGCGGTAGCACCGACGGACCGAGCTCCCGACGGTCCTTAAAAATATCGGGAGATCTTCGGAACGAGGATGGAAGGGCTTCTCTCCCGGGAGGGAAGCAGGTGCAGGTTCGAATCCTGCCGTTCCGAGGCGGTGGACGTTCTTACTCTTTATTCATCACCGCGCAAAAAGGAATAAAGGGCGGTTGGAAACGATACGACCTGACAGTCGGGAAAGACCGGCAGACCGCGGAGTTGACACCCGACGGTCTATAAACATATCGGGAGTCTTCCTCGGAACGTAGCTCAGTAGGTTGGAGCGTCTGCCTGATATGCAGAAGGTCGCAAGTTCAAGTCTTGCCGTCCCGACTATAGCCTGGGGAAGCCCAGGCATTTTTAAAAGAGAGGAGGCTGAGATGTTTAGTCTTATGATGTTCTCCTTGTGCACGCTCCTAGTGATCATAAGCGCTTTGGCGCTCTTTGCGCCGGGCAGCGGTTACGATCCGGAGGACGACGAGGAGCAGGAACAATTCATCATGAGTTGGAAGCGGGATCACGATAAAAAGGAGAAGTAATTTACAGGCCGGCTAGTCCGCGGATCAGAGATGGGAGAGAAAAATGGAAGAAGCTGTTATTGAAATGATGATACTGAAGAACATGTTAAAACACATGGAGACAAAGCTACGGTCTAAGTTTGGAGATACGGTAGCGGAAGAGATTATTAATGAGGTCTCAAAAGAGACAACCATAAGTATGCTTGATGCTGTTGGCGCGGATTCTGAGTTCAGAGGCTTCACCCATGCAAATCTTGACGGGATTGTAAACGGGACAGTTGATTTCTCGGATTTTCTGAAGTTCAAGAAGAATGGGTCCCAGGGGATATGATCCCGAGGAAGGGAGGTGTTTCATGGGGCGATTCAATGGTGAAACAGGGGCGCTTCAAGGTGCTTCCGGGGTGATTCAGAGTGCTTCACCACCGCTTCATGGCGTTTCGCCACCTGATCAGGGAGTTTCAAATCGTTTCACATCGGCCTCAAATGGCCCTCGTTGGTACGAATTTGAAGCAGCGGTGCCAATCAATCAGGGCTTTAAAGGGTTGCGGGTGTCGGGATTCGCGGGGCTCCTGATCGCGACAGTGGTGCTGATGTACCAGGGCGAGGATATCCGGGTGCAGGCGATATCGATACTGGCATGCGTCCTGTATGTCCTGACGATCGATCCCTTCGCCGCGGTCGGCTCCATTCTGGCACGAGCGAGCCGGATCATACTGGCATCGGTGCTCTGCCTGATCGGGGCAGCGGTCATCATCCCGGCACCGGGACTGATCACGGCGTGCATCCTGTGGGCGCCGGCAGCTGGGGCCGTGGTCAAGCGCTTTAATCGCCGGTACCTGATGCAGGATACCTTTGCATCGGCTCGTGCGATCCCGGACGCGATCCGGACGTCGCCGGAGAGCAAAGCCGGGCGAGCGTGGCGCGGATCCGGAGCAAAGCTGGTCAATGCGATGGCTGCGGAGCTGGGAGCGACCTGCCGGGATTACTCGGAGGTCAAGGCCAGAGAGCTGGCGTTTTACATCGGCTATCAGCAGGCCGACGGAAGGACGCAGGAGCTGATCAATCGGTGCGACAAGCTCCGGATAGAAAATTCCATGTACAGGGAAGAAGAAGAGGCACGGGTCGACCTGCGGAAGCAGCTGAAAGACCAGGAAGAAGCAAATAAAAACAGGCTCCATGATCTCAGCATATCATGGAGCCGGGAGAGGCAGCAGCTCAAAGACCAGATAAAAGCACTTGAGGCTGCCAATGCAGAACTCGTTAAAGCAGTTCCAGAGGAGTCCAAGCTGGACTCCGTAGATGCCAAGCTGGCGCACGCTTTCAACGTGTTGCATCTAAGCGACCGAAAGGCCGCGGAGTTCGCCGGCACGAATGCCACGCGGGCGTACCGGTTCCGGAAGGAGCACGAGGCTCATCCGGATACAAATCAGGCATCATAATAATTATAGCACAAATATAGCAAAAATATCGCAAATGTCATCCAGACATGCGCTGTCAGCAAAGGGCCGCAGGGCGCTGCGGTCTTTTTCAGACAGGAATGGGACAATTATCCTGCCGCATGTATCACATATTGTGATCACTCTCACACGTTACCAGCTGACCAGTATACAACGGAATTTTGTATAGCTCCGCTGCATACAACAGAATTTTGTACGAAAGGAGGTACGTGACATCACAATCGAATTTTTTGTCCCCGGGGAACCGCAGGGGAAGGCCAGAGCACGGACCTATCTGCCGAGAGGCAGCAACAAGTACAGGAGCGTCACGCCTGACAAGACGAGGCTCTATGAGGCCCGGATCCGTAACGCCTTTCTCAAAGCCTGGAATAAGAACGGGCTGGCATTTCCCAAGGACAGACCGGTCCGGATCTGTGTGACGGCCTATTACACGCCTGCGGCGAGCACCAGCAAGAGAAAGCTGGCTCAGATGCAAGCGGGGCTGCTTTTACCAATGAAAAAGCCAGATCTGGACAACGTCATCAAGGCTGCTTGTGACGCTCTGAACAAGTTTGCATATCATGATGATGCACAGATTGTAAGTATAGAATGCTCTAAAGCGTACGGTAATCCTGCAGGGCTCTCCGTGATCCTGATGGACAATGCCGATCACGCCGTCCGGTCAGCTCAACCGGAATCATAAGTAAATCTGTAGAAGGGAGAAGATCATCATGGCGAGACCGTGCAGAGAAGGCTTCGACTACTTTTCCCTGGATACCAATTTCTTCACGGATGACACCCGGATCCGGGCGCTCAAGTATCGCTATCAGGCAGACGGGCTCATGGTATACATCTACTTGCTCAGCAAGATATACCGTGATCACGGATACTACACGGTCTATGATGAGGACCTTGAATATGCCATTGCTGGCGATACTGGCGTCCCGGTCGGGAAGGTAAGACAGGTGATGATATACCTGTGCGGTCGAGACCTGCTCAACAAAGTCACAGTTGGACAACCCCCGCACGGAGTCGACTATCTCACCTCTGCCGGAATACAGCGAAGATTCCAGCTGATGGCCAAAAGCCGGAAGCGCGAGGTCTGCGTTTTTAAAGAGCTCTGGCTTCTCAGTAGAGAAGATACGGAACCCTTTATTAAAGTGTTCCCTTCCGTAGGTTTATCCAGGAATAACGAGGGTTTCTCCGGGAGAAACCCCGATAAATCCGGGGAAAACCCCTATAAAGAAAAGAAAAGTAAAGAATATATATATACATCCCCTGCGGGGCATCCCCGAACAGATGGTTGGTTCGAAGATCCTGAGGTTGATCAGGCATTCAGCAATTATCTGATGATGCGCCTCAAACGCGGGGATCAGCTCGTTGAGGAGCAGATTGCCGCGATGGTCGAGTACATCGATTCCTCTGAGGCGGAAAAGCGATACCAGATCGAGATGATCAACCGGGCAACTGCGGGCGGGTGGACCAATTTCTATCCGGTCCGCCGGAAGCAGCCGAAGAAGCCGAAGCAGACAAAAGGCAGCAGCCGCGGATCGTTCTACAATTTTGAGCAGAGAAAGTATGATTATGACGATCTGGAGACCCGCCTGCTCATGGCCGGGATGCAGGAGGACAGCAATGGCAGCAGTGTCAGATCTGGATAATGAGCGGATCGAAAGCTTCCGGGAGGAGCTCCGGAGCTCGGAGGTGGCTCCGGCGACGATCAGGTCTTATGTCTCAGCGGTCCGGAAGTACTTCGAGGCGCATCCTCAGCTGTCGAAGGACGATCTGATGGCATATAAGCAGTATCTGGTCGATCGGTATCGGCCGAAGACCGTGGCCAACCGGCTGACGGCTCTCAATCGATTCTGCCAGTTCGTCGGCCGGCCGGATTGCCAGGTCAGGAACGTCCGCCTGCAGCGGTCCCTCACGATCGAGAACGTGATCACCGAGGACCAGTACAAGAGACTGGTCGAGGGACTTAAGCAGGACGGGAACCTGAGAGGGTACTGGATGATCGTATACCTGGCCGGCACGGGTGCGAGGGTCTCTGAGATCGTGCGCTTCGACAAGCACGTGCTCATTGACCGGAAGGCCACGCTCTGGACCAAGGGAAAGAGCCGGGAGATCATCGTGCCGGATTTCATTGTCCAGAGATCCCGCGAGTATCTGAGCCGCGTGCCGGGTCCGCTGCTCTTTCCGAACAGGTACGGGATCCAGATGTCGACGAGGGGCTTCGCGAAGGATCTCGAGCGCTGGGGACTCCGGTACGGGATCCCGAGGGAGGTGCTCCATCCGCACGGTTTCCGGCATCGGTTCGCGTTGAACTACCTGGCACAGGACGGAAGCAACCTGACAGATCTCGCGGATCTGCTCGGGCACAGGAGCCTGGACACGACGCGGATCTATCTGACGATGAGCGAGGACAAGCTCCGGAGGAGCGTCAACGGAGCCGCTGAATGGCTCCGCGAGGCAGCGGTCGACTGAGCTGCACGAAACAAGTAGATGTAGTATGTATACATCTATATTTCAAAACGACGAGATAAAGGGACAGGAAAATGACAGGATCTAAGGTAATTGGAGCCTGCCTCAAGGCGGAGCTGGGAGAGGCCGGGATGACGGCGGTCGAGCTCGCGGAGAGGATGGGCGTGACACCGAATTTAATATATGCGTACATGTCCGGACGATCGTATCCGAGCGTGCCGGCGCTGATCCGGATCGCAGAGATACTGGGGACGACAACGGACCGCCTCCTCGGGCGCAAAATGGTCTCGGTGGAAGATCCCACCATGATCGAGGTCGTCTACTGCAAGGACTGTAAAAAACACAATAAAGGAGTCGAGGACGTAAGATATTACGGCGATGCCTGCCCGCTCGTGCGATTCCGAGGCAGGGCACAGGGGCATGAGTTTGACTACCAGTGGTGCGTATATCGCGAAAAGAAAGGATGAATGAGGAAATGCTTAATATCACTATCAGAGTATATTACGCGGTCATGCCGGTCTGCGCGGTGCTGCAGACGGCGATGCTGCTGCTGATCGCGCACGAGGTCGGCCGGATCCGGAGGAGACGGGGCCGGAGGAGACAGCTGAGAGAGGAGGAGCTGGAGACATGAAAGCAGAAGAACGTAACTCTCAGCAATGGGCTGAATACTACGAGAATCTGGAACAGAAAAACTATATCGCCTATCAGGAATCGGGCGAATCCAGATATGACAGGGCGCAGTACAAGTACGGCAAGATTGCAGATGCTTTCCGTGCTCAGTGCAGAGAAGAGGATGAGGGAGGTGCCATCATGAGAAAGCGGATCAGCAACAAGAACGCTGTGCTTGACAGGCTTATTCCCAACAAGATGTACACGGTGGACGAAGTCAAAAAGCTTCTTGAGGACGCTGTGTGGTGGTAAGAGAAAAGGAGGAGCTGGAGAATGCCAAACTGGATTGAGGGGACAATAAAACTCAGAGGGAAGCGTGAAGACATTGCGCGGTTCCTCAGAGACAAAGTCGACCATGGATGCGAATACGTCCATGTAGAAGATGATGGTGCTATCGAGGTCAATATCACCCGCGATTATAACTATGTGGAGGATACTCGAAGGATGTTCATCAGTGAGGGGAGTGATCGCCTGGATGAAGAGGGTGGGATGTTTTGTAGCTACGGAGTGAGGAGGCAGGAATGATTTGCGAAAGGTGCAAATATTACTCGGAGCTCAAGCAGCCTCGAGTGCAGCGGCACAGGGAAGGCTTTGTGTACACGGTCCGGGGCTACTGCTTCCGCGGCTCCGACCGGGCAGGGTACAACATGGGTGCGGCAGTACTGTCCGCTCAGGCGTACTGCGTAGGGTTTGAAAGAGAGGAGGCGAAGGATGAGCGGAGTATATGATTTCGGGGGCCGCTTGAAACGGATCCTGCGTCTTAAGAACATGCGCCAGAAAGCGCTGGCCAGATCGATGTATCTGTCTGAGGCGGCTGTATCTCAGTATATACATGGCGAGAGGCTGCCTAATATCCCGATGCTGATCTCGATGGCTAAGGCCCTCGATGTGACGACGGACCAGCTCCTGGGACTTGCGCCGATTGACACCGGCCCTGAATGTAGTCAGGCGATTGATTGGGAGGTAGAAGGATGAGCGTTGCTATTATCCCTGACTTTGTAAAGTATCAGATTGAATGGCTGACGAGTCACAAGGACTTGGAGTTTGAGCCGGTCATTGAGGACGCGATTATCCAGATGTTGAAAGACACAGGGAAGAGTTTTATCGACGAACAACCCGACGAGACTTCGCAGTTTGACCATATTGCTGACTCAAGCAGAAAGGTATCTATTTCGTGCGCTCGCGAAAATGATGGGGGTAGCGGTACATGATAGCAATCTACACTCAGAACCGGCAAGCGGTCTGGAACTTATCAGACATATCGAGGGTCTATATAACTAGCAATGGGACAGGGATCCAAGCGGTGACAAAAAACGGAGCCGGTGGCGAGCTGGCGAGGTATAAGAACCGCGAGCAGTGCACATATGTTTTAGGGATGCTTATATCTGCGATTGATGCGGATGAGAGAACATTTGCGTTCCCAACAGAAAAGGAGCTTGAACATGCGAAACAGCACAGCGCAACAGGAGGAGGTAAGAGGCATGGTGGTTCTTGACCATGTGCCTGAAGGTTGGAGAGTTGTCGGTGGATGCACAAATGCACCGGCAGGATACCGCTTTATCAACAACAATAAATCACGCTTTGGCGGCGAGTATCAGCATGCACTTGTCAAGGAGGATGTAGCGATTGAATGGTGGATTAATCATACCTGATGAGGACACAGCAAGAGCGCTAAACGATTTGGCAAGGCATAAGGCCATTGTCCGCATCCTTAACGATATACGTATGGACATGGAGATATGTGAAATTGAAGGATGGGACAAGAATGAATACTTAAATCTACTAAGGCAACTGCTTAATTCTATAGGGGGACAAAACAATGGATGAAACCGACACCATCAGCAGACAGGCGGCGATCGATGCGCTTGACAAGAGATTCGATGACGTCCCGATGGAGCTAACCACAGAGATTTTACAGCTAAGGCGTGACTTGCGGGAACGAATACCCTCCGCACAGCCCGCAACCAGCTGTTCGGAAATTCCGAACAGTTCAACTGACTGCATCAGCAGACAGGCGGCGATCGATGTGGTGAGCAAATATAACTTTGATTATCCGCAGTATATGGAGAGGTTTGTCACGGAGTTAAGGGACGCTATGAAGGCAGACCTTAAACATGATATTGAGGAGTTGCCATCTGCACAGCCGGACAGAAAGCTGATTGATGACTACATGTGGAAAATCAAGCAGAATATCAGCCCTCACACAGCTGCGGAAGGAGTTATTGCTATCAAGTACTATCTGGAGCAGATTTATGAGCAGATATACGGGGAAGGAGAGAAACCAAAATGGAAGATTTAATCAGCCGGAAAGCGGCAATTGATTGTGTGAATCATATGCGCTTCGGAATGGAGAAGTTAGCGTTCGACGTTGTAACGGCCGCTCTATTAGAACTGCCGGCCCCTACCATCGAGTCAGAAATCATCCGGTGTAAGGATTGCAAGCACAGAGACAAATACGGATGCTGCAAATACTGGAAAGGTTTGGCGATGGGTGATATTCCGATTGCTACTGACGATTACGATTTTTGTAGTTATGCGAAGCGGATATAAGGGAAAAATTTACAAATGCGAGAGGTGAACAGGATGAGACTGATTGATGCGGATGAACTTATGGAACATGTTTACAGGGATACGTTATACAGCAGGGAGCTTATCGCGGCAATGGTGCAGAACGCTCCGACAGTATGCGAGGTGGACAGTTATAGAGTGTTGTGCGAGGAGCTGAAAGCGGCAATCAACCATTACCAGATTGAAAACAATAGGTTAAAAGGTGAGATAAAGGCGCTTGCATTTGCGGTCCAATGCAACGGCGTAAGCGGAAACGAGGTCAAATATGAGGCTGATTGATGCGGATGCATTGCTTATGAACATGAATCTGGCAATTGCGATACTAGAGGGAACCATGAAGAATCTTGGTCTGCAGGATGATGCAGAATGCCAGATGGAATTAAAAGCGTATCGGGATATTCGCGATGGAATTAAAGACGAACCGACCATCGAGCCGATCGCAGAGCGAGAGACCACAACCGTAACAATTGGAAAAACAAGAGGCGGTCAAACTGAGTGGTACGAGTGTGACAATTGCGGCGAGCCGGTGCACCCAGAAGATCGATACTGTAGCCGGTGCGGAAGGCGATTAAAAGTTCCCTCAGGGGACATGCACGAGAACCATATTAATCGTGAAAAGTAACTAAAAAACTTGGTCTAAAAAAGTTCCGAGAATGTCTATTATCGGAACATGAAACGGGCAAATTTGTGAAACATTAACAAAAGCACCCTGAGCGCTGGCGCGGATCCGCGCCGGCGTGCAGTGAGGAGGTGGGCAGAGTGACGGACAATCAGGAACTAATTAGGGAACTTAGGAAGTTGGGGTATGAGGCAGCGGAGGAGGGCGACATCGTGAAGATCGTAATCGATCCGGCTGATTACATTGCCGGGCATCCAAAGCTGAGGGCCGACCTCGATCGGCTCGGGTGGCATCGCAGCTATGGATGGAAACCGTCGAGGCGGCTCACTCCGGAGGAGCGGGCTGAGTATGAGCGGAACACAGATCCTTTTCCGGAGCTCCGGAATGAATCCCAGCGGCAGCGGCCCGCTGCCAAAAGGCAGCAACATCCTGCGCAGTGTAACCGAGAAGCTGCTCAAAAGCAGCAACATCCTGCGAGGACCGGCAGCGGTACGGCATCGTACCGGGCGAGGATGGCCGAAGACCTTCCGGAGAAGAAGAGATCTCGCAAGGCAGCAGCTCCGGCGGATGACATGCAGATCCCTGGACAGATGGATATATTCCAGTTCCTCGGAGGCGCGGTATGACGACAGAGCTTGCACCCGGATGGAGGCGAGAGTATGGCCGCGGGATGATCCACGACAAGACAGACCGTTTCCGGATCTTCAGGCAGGGTGTAGGGGGTTTCGCAAACGATAAGAGCGGAGCCTGCTATCTGCTGGAGGACCGGAAGACAGGAAAGCTCTGGACATTCGAACGGCAGAATCTCGCGATAGAATTCGCTGAGATGGTTAAGAAAGACGAGGCACACATCAAGTGGGTCGCGGAGAGGAAGAAGAAGATAAAAAAGCAGGTGGAGTTCCGGCACGTCACAAGTGCGGGCGGCTTCTACTACTGGAAAGACGCAGCAACGCGGAAAGCAGAAAGGACAGCACGGTATGATAGGGACTCTCGTATTATTCGTCGTGATAATGGTGATCGTTGAAGTGCATGCCTTCCTGAAACGGAGATAGATAAGTGCAAAGGCTCCGGCGATGTGCTATAGTTTTGACAAGAACGTTTGTACGACATCATTGCACGGAGGGAGACAATGACAGAGACGGAAAAGAAAAAGCAGTGGCTGCAGTCTTACCGATGGATCGGGCAGCGCGTGAAGTTTCTGGAACGCCAGGAGGAAAGGCTGCGGGCCGCGGCGGGGCCTTCCGGAATTGCTTACGACGGCATGCCACACGGATCCGGAGATAATGCTGCGGATCTGGCCAACTACGCGGCGAAGGTTAGCGATGCGCATGCGAAGGTGGAACGGATTAAAAGCCTTTGGATGGATCGATACGATGACATCATGAGCGCCATCATGCGGCTCCCAGAGAAGGAGTCGGACGTGCTGGCGCTCAGATATGTGGAGTGTCTCCGGTGGGAAGAGTGCGCTCACATGATGGGATATAAGGATCCTCGATCTATCTATCCGATACATGGCAACGCGCTGATGCATCTGGACATGCCGACATATGACGACGAGATCTTATACGGAGATCAATAAAAAAGTCTTCACATGTACTAGAAATTCACTTATATGATTTGCTAACATTATGATGTGAACTTTTGAGATACCTCATCCGTCGCTTAGCTTCTTGTACGGCGGGGCTTCGTGGATTCCTGTAAGCGGCAGGATAGACGGCTAAGGCGGGTTCGACTCCCGCGTGAGGTTTCGGTTTTCTTTTTCATGGGTTTCTCCTCTCTTATTTTTGCGCGGGCAGCTCTGGCCGGGCTGCCCTGTAAGTCAGGGGCAACCGTATATTACTTCCTTCGGGGCTCGGATTGATCCGGGTCCTTTTTGTTTGCTATGAAAGAGTATGACAGCAATCCGTTTTACATAACGACAAGATGGAAGCGCAAGCGTGCTGCGATCCTGAGGCGGGACAAGTATCTGTGTCAGGACTGCAAGAGATACGGACGTACGAGGGAAGCGAAGGAAGTCCATCACATCAAGCATCTGGAGGATCATCCGGAGCTGGCATATGATGACGACAACCTGATCAGCCTGTGTAAGTCATGTCATAACGCGCGGCATCCCGAGAAGGGAAACCAAACGAGAGGACGGTATGCAGCCGTGAGCGACCGGGGCGGCGGAGAGCGAAAAAACGTTCGATAGACCCCCGCCCCTTCAAGGCCCAAAAACCGGCCGGTTTCTGCTGGGCTAGGGTGACCTTTTCCATCTCTGAGCTGATTTTTTGAAAAGGGGGAACGCGGGTGGAAGCGAGAAAATGGAAGACCAGAATAGCGAAGCACCTGCGTCAGGCAGACATCGATCCTAAGCAGTACGATTCACTCGTTCGGACGCTGTCGGACATTCTGGAACAGCGGGATATCTGTTTTGAACAGTATCTGAAGGACGGGCCGGAGCCGGTCATCGAGTACACGAACAAGGCCGGAGCCACGAACGTGGTCAAGAATCCGAAGCTTGTCATGTGGATCGATCTGAACACCCAGGCGCTTTCATACTGGCGGGAGCTGGGGCTCACGCCGTCGGCATACAAAAAGATGACCGGCGGAAAACAGGGAGACATGAAAGGAAGTGCTCTGGTGGCTGCACTGAATTCGCTTGAAGCCGGTTAAGGGCAAGCACTGGAAGGTAGCGCTTGCCTATGCTGAGGGGATCCGGGACGGGACGATCGTGGCCAACACCGAGCGAAAGCAGTGTGTTGAACGATTCTTCCGAGATCTGGAGAACCCGGCTTATGAGATCCGGCCAAAAGGGCCGGAATTCTGTATCGGGATCATCGAAAAGACCCTGTGCCACCAGCAGGGGGAAGCTCTCGACGGGACTCCGATGCGGGGCACGCCATTCATCCTGCAGCCGTGGCACATTTTCATCCTGTACAATCTACTGGGCTTCTTCCGGACCGGCACGAACATCGTCCGGTTCCACGAGGCACTAATCTTCATCCCCCGGAAGAACACGAAGACGACATTCGCCGCGGCCATAGCCTGGGCCCTGTCCCTCTGGTACCGCAAATCAGGTGCGAAGTGCTATATATCGACGGCGGCCATGCTGCAGTCCCTCG